GTGGTTTCCAGAGACGATCGTCTCCACCACCAGTCTTGGTCATTTTTTCGACTTCCTTCACCAGTTTGTTAGTGAGGGAACCCAGAGAGGATTTCTTTTTTAGATCGGAAAAGGACATTGGATTTGGCCTGTGTTGTGAACGTGTTTATTATAGGATGGGTTGGGTCAGGAGTCAAGGTCTTTTCTCATACCTTGAACAGTTGCTTTCATTTCTTCAAAGACAGATCTCACATCATTTCCTCCAGCGAATCCCATCATTTCGCAGAATTCTTGGATGTTTTTTCTTCTTTCAATTGCTGCTGGATCATCACTAAGTGACATACGAGCGTACATCAAACTTTGTGTTTCAATCAGCTCTTCTAGTTTACCCAAATGCTCGATTTTTTCATCATGATTAAGATTTGGGTAATCCATGACTTCTTCAAAGATTTCTTCTTGAAGTCTTTCAATTTTGTCCAAACCTGCTTGAACAAATTCGGATTCCATAAATTTACTCATGTTTATAATTCTTGACCCTTTGGTATTTAGAGTGGTAATTTTGCCTTGGAAGTCTTTTTCATAAAGTTCAGACGAATAGCGTCCCACTTTAGTTTTTCTTTTAATGGCTTGGTGATTAGTTTTGAAATTGAATCAACTTCAAGGTTATTTTGCTCACAGAAAAAGACGATTGCATCAATGTAATTCATCTTCTCTTTGAGAACAATTTGTTCAATCTCCTGACAAAATTTTTCAGATGTGATGAACTTTTTTTCTAACTCCTTTTTTAATTCATTTTTCATTGAATCTCCGTAGATATTCACCCAACAAATGGATGTATTTTCCTTTGTCGTACTCTTCATAAACTTCGCATTCTCCATTTTCGCATGACATGATAATTACAAATTTCTTCACTATTATACCAGTAAGTTCATACAACATGCAAGCATATGCTGCACACTGTACAAAGTATCCATCAATCCAATCTCTTGGTTTTGGTTGCTTACTTGTCTTAAAGTCAATGATCGCCAACTCGCCATTGTACTCAGCGATGCAATCTACTGTCCCAGCGACTTTAAGGTTCATACTATATAGTCTCTTTTCAAGACCGTGAATATTGTCGATATTATTCAGGTATGGTTTCGCAACCTTGAATAACATCTCTGGAAGTGGTTTTACTTTTGGAAGAGATTCATTCTTTAGATAATGCTCAGTCAGAGTGTGCATGTCAGTGCCACGACTGGATGATTGTCTCAGAGTTCTGTTTGCTACTTCATCACCAACTTTTTTTCTCCACTTAGCAAATTTGTCCCGATTAATCCAGCTCAACACTGAAGTAATCGAGACAAATTTTACATCTTGGGTGCCAGGCACAACATAGTGCCTAACACCTTCGATTTCTTCTCTTTCTAGATTATTAACAAAAGGAATATCAATATGGTTGAACATTACAAATTAGAATCGAGTTTAGCAAGTAAGTATTCTTTAACGATACCAGATCTTACGATATCGTCAACACCAAACTCTACAAGTTCAAATGATGGCATCTTTCTAAGGATGCTCATGAAATCAACAATTCCATTCTTTTCATTAGTTTTGGTAAGATCAGTTTGAGTGGCATCACCACAGAAAATAATCTTACTGTTCTCACCAACACGGGTGATGATAGAGTCTAGTTCGTGGAAGTTTAGATTCTGGAATTCATCAATGATCAGAATTGCATTATCGAAAGTAGTACCACGAATAAATGAAGTGCTCCAGAAACTTACAGTTTCCTGAGCTTTTAGATTGCCATACAGCATTTCAAAGTCTGTATCTGTGGGCATCTCAAACATATACTTCACCATATTCTTATATGGAATTTGGTAAAGGGAAGACTTGTCTTCATGATCTCCTGGCAGGAAACCAATCTCTCTAGTTGCTACCAAAGAGCGGACAACATATACTTTTTCATATGGTGTGACTTCGTTTAAGACATCTGCGAGTGCATTATAAAGAGCAATGAACGTTTTACCAGTTCCAGCACATCCATATGCAACCAAATGTTTTCCTTCCTCATATCCATCAAAAAATTTCTTTTGATTATCAGTAAGAGGATTAATGTCAACCATCAAGTCTGAGTTGATTGGTTTCTTACGCTTCATCTGCTTAGCAGTGAGGCCCACACCAATGGGTTGCTGGGATGAGTTCTTTCTCTTTTTTGCAGGCATAGGTTGAGGTTTACTAGATTTTTTTGACGTTTGATCCAGGCATCTTTGCGGCTCTTCCAAGCACATCATTCCACCCTGGGTTTTTGGCGACTAATTTATTGCGCCACTCACCGACTTCCCCGACACCAGGACAGGTGCTGGGATCTGAATAATCTCTTGACCAATCGGGATTATCTTTTTTCCACTGGTCCCATTCATGTACGCTCATTTTCACTTCTTTTGTCTCACCTGTTTTAAGGTGGACAACTGGATATGTTGCCATAAGTTAGAATCTCCACGCAATTATTTAGTATGAGCAACCCAACCAAGTGCTTCAGCAATCACTGGGAATTGACCAGCAAAAATGCACTTACACTCATTGGCAATATCCATATGCTCCTTCTGTGTGCCGTTGGCAGAACGCAGTTGGATATAATGGATCCATGATCTTACTGAGCCCGACATGTAGAGTTTTGTGGGCGTGGCCAAAGGAAGCACAAAACGAGCACATTCCTTTGCAATTCCTTTATCAAGCATTGCCTGATATAGATCCATACCTTCAGCAAAATATCTTTGAATCTGAATCTCAAACTCTTGCTTAGTAAATTCATCAATATCATCAATAGAGTTTTGACGATTCTTTGTGTCCTGACGACGAAGATCGAACATTGGAATCTTATCAGCAAGCAGAGATGAATCTGCATATCGCTGGGAAAACTCTTGATATGTGAACGAACGATGACGAAGGATTTGGGCCGCCAGTCCCCTGGTGGTGTTGATCTCAAGCGTCATGAATGCCATCTCAAAGATACTCCAATGCTGATGATTGATGCAGTATTTGAGAAGACCAGCAATCTTTTCGTTCTCTTGATTGTTGGGGTTGCTTACGCGAGCACAATATGCAATATTTTTCTCTGCATCAGGAGTGACAGAGATCAGTTTAACATGATTCATTCTTGAAAAGTTTACGACATTTTTTCACTGCTTTGAGTTCATCTTTGATCATCTGATAGGCATCCTCAGCATTGATTCTACCACCAAGTTCCATGGCACAGATAACCTCAACTCTTGTACCGAAATGTTTGAGGGCCTCCTCGAAACAATTGAGTTCTTCGTAAATGGTTCTCACCTCCTTTTTTTATAAGATCCAAGTGGCATTCTACCAGGAATGAACTCTTTACCAGGACATTCTACACTACGTTTGTTAGTTTGTCCATCGTTCCACCACCTAGTTCCTTGATGATTGTTATGTTCACCAATGAATGGCTTACCTTTATATAGTTCGCTAAGTTTAGTCCTTACTTCTTTGGTATGCGTTTTACCAAGAAAGAATGGTGGTCTTTTCTTTGCTGCTACACTCATGAGTTTCTTTGCTTCTTCAGAGTGTGGCACACCTTTATTTGGTGGACTTATCTCAAGAATAATTTCACTGGGATCAGGCATACCAGGATCAAAGGACTTTAAGTCCTCAAAGGGGTCTTGCATCTGCTTTATGTGTGGTTGAATGTATTTATTAGAAAAGGGGTCCCAAGACCCCTTTCCCTGCTTAGTAACCACACATAAGCATCAGTATTTAGCATAACCTCAACGTTTTTTCTTTTCTTCCTTGGGTTTGTATCCCCAAAGTTTAGGTTTGATTGTTCCCTTTGTCCATGAGAACTTCACAAAACCCTTCCCAAACTTATCATAGTACATATCAAAAAGTTTGACTTCTTTTTGAGTTCTGGTGATATCATAAAAAGTCTCACCGTCAACTTGATACTCTACTAGGAATGCATCCGTAGGAAGACTTCTATCGTTAGCATCAGATGGACTACAATCTGTCATTAAGATTGTACATCCGTATCTCTGTTTAGTTAGAGATTTTTCTTCCTCGGTCCAAGTCATGAAATCAGGTGCGATTTCCCCATACGATGTCCTCGAAGGCTTCGGCAACAACGTTTCTTGTGATTCGATATTTTTTTCCAATTTCTTTATCCTTTACTAAACATAGAAGTTCTGCCTCCTCTTTATGCAGAGACTCAAGTAATTCAATGAACAAGGCTTCACGTCTGGTACGAGTGAGATCTACGTTTCCACCCTCAACGAAATTATAGAGCATTCGTTGTTGACTGACAAGTCTAGAGACTCCATCACCAATTGGTTTGTCGCTAGGTGTATATGGCACATCACCTTCTGGGATGGCACTCTTAATAGACTCATCAAAATTCCAAATGAGAAGAGAAACCAAAGCGGGATTACGATACTCTTTCAGTAAGTTAATCTTAGCCGCTTTGGTTTTTGCGCTGGATACAGCTTGTAAAATTTCAGATTGTAGTGGATTGGGTGGTAATTTTTTTGCCATAATTAAACTCCAAGTTTAGTCATAATCTTCTTCGTCGTCAATAAATCCGTTTTCAAAGCGGAATGCGATTAGTTGGTCAGGAAGGACTCCTCCATCTTCGTCGTACATTTCTGGGTGCAACCCCTGAGGAACATTGAATGATATTACGTTCTCTCTTACAATCCATCCAACAATAGACCCCGTAAGAAAGGCACCGATCATAAGGAATGATCCTAAAACAAGTGAGACTGCTAACATGGTTCCTCTCCTAGACTTTCTGTTTTCTTACATCAAAAGAAAACTTAAACTTAATCGATAATTCTTTTTTAAAAAATCTGAACTTCTGTGCAAAGTCCAGATCAAGTAACTGCTTTGGTTTTTTGACTCCGTTAAGAATTAGTTCTACGCCTCTATTTATAGGGATTTCAGAGGATTTTTTGCTCTCTGAGGTATCTGATGGTTTCACTGCAGCCCCCTATTTTTGTTTTTTCTGTGGTCACTTGAGGGAATGTGCTATCCTCCCCAAATTCATCATAAAATTGTTCTTTGGTGTAATCTACATCAAGAGTATAGATCACGTAACGTTGTTCTGTCAAGTCAAACAGATCTTTGACTTTACTGCAATATGGACAATTGTTCTTTGAATAGACGGTAAAAGTCATTTAGAAAGTTAACCTCTATGAATGATATATAGTAAGAATTACTATTTGAATTTTAGCAGGAAAGATGAGTATTATCAAATTTAAGGACAAAAAGATTCACCATGTTCACATTCCAAGATGTGCTGGTAAATTCGTTGCTAATCTAATGATGGCACATGGAATTAACGTCGAACAATTTGAAGTTCAACACTGGCCACCAAGTTCAGATTTCACATCTTTTGAACTTGATGATGAAAACTGTCTACAATTCCAATGGGAAGAACATAATGGTGTTAGAATCAAAACAGCACATAAAGCGATATACCAAGATATGGAGGAATTTGATAATTGCACCCACAGATTTGCTGTAGTTAGAGATCCATATCAAAGATTTATTTCAGCTCTTGGTATGACATGCTGCTTTACTTCAAACTCATACGATTTTCATAAAGTTCTTGAAATGGTTTCAACCAAAGAGGGCTTTGACAAGTTCATGCGTTTAGCAAGAACCAAATTTGCTTATTGGGGAAATTGGTTAACACCACAACATGAGTTTTTAGTTGGAGATGAACTGATCTGGAGATTTGAGGATGGTTTTGATCTTAATTTCGTTGAATGGTTTAGAGGAAACTTTGATATTCCCATAGTTTTAGAATCTAATGGAGAACCTGTTGTTGATATTTTACAAATTGAAGCAAGTGATATGGGGTATCTGCAAAAAGAAGAAGAAATGAAAACTGCTAAAATCCCAGAATCTCTTGAAGGATTTGTAAGAGAATATTATGCAAAAGACTATGAACTTCTAGGTTATTGAAGATCTAAAGGTTTTTGATTACTGTGGGGTAGGGATTGTTGAATTGGCAATTCTTGCCCCTCTATTTTTATGGTAGCTGGTTCTAATTCTCTCTCTTCCCAAGAACCACCAACACCACCGTCCATGTTCACAACAATTTCATTAGTTGGAAGTGCTGGTTGTGGAGTAACATCAACGGTCTGACCATAGAGATAATGATCGTTACGAACATAAGTTAGAAGATGTGGTCGGTTGGACACAATCCTTTGTGCATCCATTTCCCATCCACAGTCGCAGTATTTTTTTCCAGTATCTTTCCAGATTACTGAATACCAGACTCTATCAACATAAGCGTTTCCATTAGACATAATCGTTATTTGTAAATAATGTTGTTTCCATATACCAATGAATCCATATTGGTATTAAAGAAGAGATCGTATGCGTCTCCCTTTCTAGCTGCAATTGGTTTTCCACCCTTGTTCAAAGACGTATTCAATAGCATTGGAATTCCAGTAATTTTTTGGAACTCTTTTATTAATTTATAATAGGCACCATTTGATTCATTTACAGTTTGTGCTCTACATGTATTATCGTAGTGGCAAATAGCAGGATACTTTTCTGGTTCCCTCAACTCCATAACAAACAGCATATATTCTGATGGACCCTGCCAATGAAAATAATCTGATACTTCTTCTTCTAACACTGATGCACCAAATGGTCTATACCATTCTCTATTCTTGACGTTTTCATTGATCCAGTCCTTTCCATCAGGATGGCAAGGATTCATCAAAATACTTCTGTGCCCTAATGCTCTAGGTCCAATTTCACCATGACCCTGATACCAACCAACAATATTATTGTTTGCTAAATTTTCAGCGACTTCTCTAATAGTTTCATCAGTTGGTTCATTTGGTGGAGCCTCATCATCTTGCCAGAAAGGAAATCCAGTATTATCAAATGGTTCCTGATCATATTGTTGTCTCAAGAGTTCAACACAACCCAGACTAATTCCAGTATCGTTAGTATGTGGTGGGATTATTAAATTAGGAATTTTTTTCTTAATTTTGGAGTTGATAACAGTATTCAGAGCAACTCCACCACTATATCCAATACAGTCTTGATCTTTAAATCTACGTTTACATACAGTAGAAAAATAATTTGCAAATATATTTTCAGTCGCTTGGTGAGAAACAGAAACAGCGTCCACTGCGTCTTCAAAATCTAGTTTACTAAAGCATCCAGTTCCCCAAACATTATCAAGATCACGTATTGTAAGTTGTGATAAAGCATCAATAATTCTTTCTCGTTTTTCTATACCGTAATGATTAGTTATACCTCTCAAGGCCATTAGTTTGCCTGGCAGATCGTCCATGATCCCAGAAATATTCATCGACATGGCAACTTCTGCCATGATAACACCCAAACTTACCAGTTCAGTTTTATGATATGATCTATCTTTTTTATAAGAATATCCGTGTTTTGTTTCGGTAATAGTATATCTAGAATGAGTTACATAATCATCACCAAACCCATCAAAAACAAAATGATGTTTAATATCTTTATTCAGAGGCCATAAACTAAGAGCATGTGCCAGATGATGTTCTATTCTCCAAATTGGACATTCAAATCCACACTCAATCAATACTGGTATATCCATCACCTCAGCTAACATTTCATAATTTGGTTCAAGTTCTGGATGAACTTGTGGATCAAATGAAATGCAGACAGCATCAATATCCTTAGGATTTACCCCCCATCTGTCTAGAAGGTACATCCAGGATGTCATGTCATTATGATATCCAAAGTGCTTTATTTGCAAATCTCTTGCAATTTCACAATATTTGATCTTAGGACCATCTGTATATGTTACATTAGCACCATGTGCATCTAATCGCAATCCAATGAATTTCATTTTTCACTGTCTTTCAGAATTTTTACTCTATCAAAAAATTGTGGAAATATGAGCAGTCTAGGACTAGATCTACCTTCTTTTCCTGGCAACTTTATTGTGATATATTGAGTATGTATGAAGTCAACCGTACCGTAATCACCGTCATACTCAACCTCCATACCCTCACTGAACATTGGTAAGATCATTGATAAACGCCCACTCTTCTGGTTCAGCACCATTTACAACAAACTCTTTGAAGAAACTATCAGCATCTTTGGGACGCTCATCATCAAATAGATCTGTGATGCGCTCACAGAAGTATTCTTCAACATTAGTGATGAGTTGTTCACGAAGTTGATCAGATGTCATAACCACGGCCCTCTAGGTAGATTTTGAGAATTGAAATTTCTTGCTTGTACTTTGTGATTTCCTCCTCTAGATGCTTGATGCGATCCAAGTGGAATTGAAGTTCTGGAGAAACTTCTTTCTCCTCTGCGATTCCCCATGTGCCGTTTGCCTCTGGACTGTACCAGAAGTCTCTCCAGTCTTCGGGTGTTGCTTCAGTGATGTTGGGAGAAGTTTTCTTGACCCATCGAAGGAGGGCTTCGTACCGCTCCCGCCAGATTTCAGAGTGATTCATGCCACCTCTGTGTACCCCCATATTATAGCACGAAAAAAAGCGGGTGCCAGACCCGCTTTAGAATTTATTCAATTTTCCCTCATCTGTACAAAAATTTCATTTCGCCGTAGATGAGAGTAAGGAATGCTACTGAACCAAGGGATACGATCCCAGCGATTTGTAGTGCTTCCATGACGATCACTTAGCGTAAGAGTGACCGCGATAGCAGAAAGTTCCATGAACTTCTTCACCACCTTGCTGACACTCATACTTGACACCGCGATAGGTGGTCATAGCAATCTGAGCATCGTGTAGTGCAGCTGCTTTCTGGATCTGCTTCTTGATGATAGTAAGTGTGTTCATTAGTTTACTCCTAAAAGAATGGAAAATTAACCTTCTCTCGTTTCCGAGGATCCGTTTTCCGTTCCTTCAGTCGTTTGCGTCCCATTGACATTCAGGTACAGATTCCCTTACGGTTTCTACAAGTTCTACAACCACTGCTGGTGGTAGATCTTTATTTTTGCTAATCTTTAACATTAAAGATTCAGCATCTTGACATGTCAACGTTGAATACAGAAGTAATTCAAACATGGGATGAACGCTCCGTTCCGCGACTTACTTGC